GCTATTTTGGTTGGTGCCATGTTATCATCCTCCAAACATATTTTTAGTGTTTTGATATTTCTACTTCAAGGGAAATTATTGTGTTTTTATGCCTGTTCTCTAAGTGTCTTTGCAAGCTCGGGATTTTCCTTCAAAATCTTTGCTTGCATGGTCAGGTTAAAGGTTTCCTTTTTCCAAGGATTTATGCCGCCATTAAAATTGTTGCTTTTATGCGGATCTCTGCCGTTTTCCTTGAACTTTGCTTCGACAGCTGCCTGGATGGAAGTCTGCCAAACTGATTCAAGCTTTGCTATGTTTGCATCTGTCATTGCTTCATCGTCTCCCAGGAAGTGATCCGCAAAGTCAAGCGGAATACCCTTTTCTGTTAGTACAGTGATAGCTCTGTTCTTCAGCCCGGTTTTTATAGCAGTTTTTTTGGAATCGGACAGCTCCAACTCAAGTTTCCTGATACGCTTCTGATCCTCAGTCTCTTCCGGATGACGTTTTGCAATCTCTGCTTCTACCAATGCATTGAGATTATTGGTTTTCCAGGTGTCAAGAGACTTAGTAAAATGTGCATCCTTTTCACTTTGCATTATCCTTTTGCCTTCTTCGGTCTCAGCAAGAAAGCTTTTCACTCTATCGGTTGTCACGAAACCCCCGATAAATTTAATGACCTCTTCACTGTCCTTATTGGCTTCAAGATATGCATTTATTTCTTTTATGTCCATAAAGAACTCCTCTCCTGCCGATCTATACCGGCAAATAATTTATTTTAAAGCTTTTTGCCTTAAAAACCTAAACGGTTATCCTTCCATGACTTATAATCAGAGTAGGGGATAATACCATCTTCACGAGATCGGCGCAGCTCAGGAGCATAACCTTCTATTTCAGCTCTGACAGTACACCTGCAATTTATATCTTCAGCTGCTATACCAAACAATCCGGGAGCTTTTGCACTCATACCGCGTATATAGAATAATTCATCCATACCGACCTTTTGACCATCCAGTGCTGCATGCGTATCTCTGACAGCTGCATCCAACGATGCAACCCAGACCTTGACCATCTTTACCCCTTTACTTTGAGCATGATCCATTGATGCAAGCCTACCTTCAGTTTGTACCCGGTGTGATTCTGTCCGTGCAACCCTTAATGCTTTTGCTGCATCACCTTCAAAGGTATCCTTCATACGCCGGGCAATTTTAGGATAGGATTCTCCCAGGATAAGTCCCTGGGTGATCTGCTGCCTGACATTGGTTATTATGTTATTTCTGTTTTTGATAAGTACATCGTCAAGCTTAAGGCCGGAAAGAGGATTCTGAATACTGGCCTCTATTACTTTTGGATTTATCATTCCATAAGAAAGTTTAGCTTGAGCTTCAAATTCCAGAGCGTGAGCGGTTCTATAATACGATTCCTGATATACGTCACCAGATAATGTTCTAATGGCTTTTGCATTTTCTCCTGTAAGGCCATACAGCTCATCACGAATCTCTTTTTCTAGATTTACTAGACGGTTGTATTTAGCCATATCTGCATATGTCAAAACTCCATCAGTACTATATTTCTCAAAAATGAATGCCATTTTACTTCTTACCGAGTTTAAAGACTCTGAATAAGCCTTGATAATGTTTTTCCTTGTTGAATTTGTTATTCTGTCAATTGCCTTGTCAGCTGCATTAAAGTTTTTATCCAGGCTCATCTTCATCACTTCCCAGATATTTGATTAAATCCGGATTGTCTTTAAAAACATGATACAGATTTTCTGATAGGGAAGTAATGATCTCTTCATCTTCCCTGAAGGACTTATTACCAATCATATAACCTATGCCATGCAGAATTTCATGCAGTAACGAAACTTTTTTATTAGCATTATCAAGCTTTTCATAGACATATATACTGTTTTCTTCATAGATTATTTCAGCATAAACGTCTTGACCTCGTTTATTACATTTCTTTTCGTCTTCTGTTATTTTGTATTTTCTCCAGCCGATTTTTATAGACTCAGGCATTTTCATTGTCTTCATCCTCCAAATCATTATCCGGATCATCATCCAGATCCACTTTATCTATATTCTCTCGCTCCATAAGCTGCATTTCATATTCTACATCATCTACAAAGCTTAAAAGTGATAACCTGGTGCGCTCTGATATATTCCCTTTGAGCTGTGTTGTAGTCTGAGCTTCATCAAGCAAGTTAAGAGGGAAGTTACGCTTAAAAGTAAAAAAGATATTGGTATAGTCAATAGATATGCCTTTTTTAAGCCATGCTGTTGAAAGTATCCTATATTGGTTTCTTAATGCTGCAGCAAATTTCCTTTCAGCAGTAATACATTTGCTTTCCAGACCAAACAGCTTAAACTTCATAGCAATGCCTGTTATAGTACCACCGAATGCTTCATCCCCAAAATTGACTGACTTTGCAAACTTGAGTATATTTTCTTCAAGCCTGTTGAGATGATTTTCGATTATGACATCATTTATTGTCTTGGTAAGAAACTCTGCGCTGCAGTTTTCTTCCAGGCCGAAAGCTCCTGTTCTTTTAGCTGCATTTATTGTATCTTCATCCGGATCCATTCCAATAAATATCATGTATGCAAGTCTGAATTGCTCAAGCTCACTGTTTATATCACTGAGAGTATTATCGTATCCATCAATCAGGTTTAAAACCTTTTCAGCATCTCCCTGAAGCTCCTCGTTGTTTGGAAAGCATATCAAAGGTACATCGTCAAACAGATGTGGCTTTGGATTTACCGGCTCCATATCGTCAAGCTCATATTCACCTTTGTCATTCATGATATAGAAGGTGACATTCTGGGAATCATACCATTCTACCCGCGTTCTTTGAACAGTATTATTATTTTGAATTACAGAAATGGTATAATACCTTAAAGCATATTGAGCTTCACTAATAGAACCATCATTTATGAATATTGTTTCCCAGGGATCAATATCAATGACTTTTTCCATTGCTTTTTTGTCAATGTATAACAACCTGGAGCCATAACCGCATATGGCAGCTTTTTTGGCGGTCTCAGAATCCAGATCTTCAATGTTACATCTTATGTTAAAGTCACTAATCTGTTTTGTATGTTTAAGATATAGCTGCTCATTAAGCGTCTTTCCATCCGGCATATACATATTACGATCAAGGCCATATGATATTGGCTTTCCGGCAAAATACCCGATCTTTGTATCTATAATATCACCAAAAAAGTCATTGTTAAGCTTATTATTAACTTTGTTCTTATCATCAAACGTTCTTGAGAAGACAGGGACTCCTGCTGTAGTTGCCTTATATCGTTCATACAAATTGTACATTTTAGCATGCCTGGTGGCATGATCTGATATTAAATCTTTTATGATGTCGCTGGTAATGTTCTGGCTTATGGCCAGCAAATTCCGAATAACAGTAATATCCATGATTTGCACCTCTTATACTAATATAGGGATTTGCATGCCCTGACTTTTTTCCGGTTTTTGTTTTCCATCTTTTCGACCAAGCCTGTCAAAGCATCTGGAGCACAGTCATGTTTGTTTTTGCCTTTAGCCTGGTATGTGATTAAGGCCTCATAAAACTTAGGCCATTTGATATGCCAATTAATAGGGAAGTACACATGCTCCATTACATTTGTTGCAGTTGAACGTATCCTCGAATTTTTGTTAAGGTTTTGGTGGAACCATTTAATAATAACTTTTCTGGTCTTATACTTTTGCAGTAAAATACGTTGCACGTTCCTTGCGAATCCTCGGCCACCATTGTTGCTTTCCACCCATGCCGTATTTACTTTATTAACATATAAAAGCTTTGCGGTCTCAGGCTCTGTTACTTCCATTTGCTGATCACTGTAGGATACATCAATAAGGTATGCATCACCGTTATATAACAAAGCTACCGGTGTGCATGTATAATCAGCTCCTGTGTCGGCTGTATCTGTATAACTGATAATTTCATCAAAAATCAGGTTGCCTTTATCATCCCTGGGTAAATCTTCATAAGTTTTAAGTTCAGAATATAAACGTCCCTGAACGTCCATAGGCTCTTGCTGATAATTGGCAAGAAATATTGCAGCTGACATCAATGCTTTTTTTGCTTTATACGATTTAAAGGAAAATACCTCTGGACAAAGCATTTCTCCAGTTTCTTCATTAAGGCATGCCTTAAGCTTCAGCTCATACCATTCATTTGCTTCAGCTTCTTTTTCCAGCCTGCCGCAAATATCTTTTGATGTCCACCTGGTCATGATCACGATCTGCATTGCATCTTCTTCAAGCCTGGATAAAAAAGTATCAGTGTACCATAACCACTGATTTTCAAGGAGATTCTCATT